CTTACCACCGCTTTCAGGTCCATAAAACTCTGTTAGTCTATACATCGGCAATCCACCATAAGTTGCATAGTTTAAATTTGGTGAACTAAAAGGAATACGTTCTATATATTTAGGTTCTACACCCAATACAGCTACGTTATCCTCGCATTTTTTATTAATATCTTTAATTATTTGTTCTAATGTTTTAGTTCCCATTATTCGTCACTCCTAAAATTATTAGGTATGTCTACACCTGATTTCATTGTGCTCAATGCTAATTCTTGCATACGTCTACTTATTACTTTCTTTACACTTGCAAGCATTTCCATAGCATAATCAAGTCTTGCCTTTATCTTTTTATACGCTCTTGCATAAATTATATTAACGATTGTTTCTTGCTGTGTTTTTAATTCAGCACTTGAATCTTTATCTTTTATAGTACCTATACTTTCCATAAATACTTTGTTGTATAATTCTTGTTTAACAGCTTTAGAAACATCTTCTTTAATACCCAATGCTTCTTGCCCCTGTCCTACAAAATACATAAGATTAGGAAGTTTTAAGCACATATCGTCAAGTTCCGTATCTAACAAATCATTTGTAGAATTTAATTTTGTACTTATGTATTGCATATAAGTATCTAAACATCGTGAATATTCTTTAACAACCTTTTCAGTTATGTTATCAATATAACCTCCATTTTCTTCAACTTTAGAAATTATGCTGTCAACTTCCAATTCATCTATTTGTGATGACGATAAATTATTTGCCATTGTTCTAACTCCTTACACTAATATTATATGCCGAAAACATTAAAAAATGATTGAAAATCTATAACTGGATATGTTCTCGGCTTAGTAAAATCTAAATCTATTATTTTGTCATTTTCTAATTCACTATGTAATGAATAATAATTACTTTTTATGTTCTTTTCTTTTAAGTCTTTGATTAATTCTATCGGAAACCATCTTATTTTATTTAATTCAACAAACCAAACAATTACACCTGTTATAACTCCGTTTAATCCGATTTTATCTTTAAGCTTATCATACTGTCTTAATGTAGATATATTATAAGTTTCGTGTACTGTTGCTTTACATTCAATATAAAATAAATTTGGTTTTTTATACATTACAAAATCACAAGTATTTGTTGAACCCTTCATTCCAGACATTTGGTCTGGTAGTCTTTCAACAATTGTATTTTCAATTTTTTGTAAGTCCCTTCTTACAATAGATTCAAATTTTTTTCCGTATTCAACCATTTTATAACTCCACAAAGCATTGATAAGCTCTACACACTTCTATGTAGAGCTTATTCTTTTTTTCTTTAATTGTTATTCAACTATTTCGTCATCGTCAGCATCAAGATAAGGTACAAACTGAATAATTCCGTCACTTTCAATTGTAAGTCCTATATCGCTACCAAAACAAAGTTTAATAACATCGTCTACACATACAGCAATTTGTGTTCTAAGCGACTTAACATTTATGTACTGAATATTTGATTCAGTAATTGAACTTTCTGTACAAGCTACAGTTTCAACTAATTCAGCATTAGTATAACCATTAAAAATAATGTTATCTTTATTGAAAACTACTTTTGCACTGAACATATCACGTTCGTCAACAAACAATAAAAGTCTGTCTAAGCAACCGATAAGTTCCTTCTTATTAACCTTTAAGAAGTCCTTACTATTCGTTTGTGCAAGTTCTTTTAAAGGCTGTGCTGGGAATTTTTCGGCATCATTTAATAATGTTCCTATAATGTCAATATAACCATTAGAAAATCTAATTAACTTGTTATCAATCTGTACGTCTACGTCATCTGTACCGAACACGTCTAACAAATTAACTGTTTCCTTTCTAAGCATAAACGTATTGTCTGTAATATGTACATTGTTATTTACACACGCTTGAACCTCATCGAATGTAATAACTCCGTCTTTATCAACATAATAATTACCATACAAAGGATTTAAAACATTATTTGGTGATATACAATTCTTATTATATGTGGTTATTGTTTTTAACTGACTACCGCTAACTGTTACCCCGTGGTCACACAAGTGAAAATCAGGGTATTTAATCGCTATAGGGCGGCTACTATCCATATCACTATACACAGGAAACGGATATTTACTATTACCAGACAAAACAAATAACTGCTTATTATCTTCAGATAATTCCAAAATTATCTTTAATGAAGTCAACTTTGAAATTAACTTTGCAAATACGTCACCATTTACACAAGTAAAGAAATCATCACAATCTGATTCAGAAAATGCTTCTGCACAGTGAACACCCATTGTGTTCTTCATATCTGTCGTAGTTAAGACAACGGTTTTAATATTGTGCTTTTCTATGTTTAAAACCTCAATATTTAAACACATTGTAGATATAAATTGTTGCTCAAAACTTGAACAACGAACTGCCTTAGCTACTGCTTCTTGAAAACTTTTTGTATTTAATACTACTTTCATTTATTTCTCCTAATTTTTTTATAACAACGACAACAATTGGTCTCCGTCCGCAAAAAATCTACCCAGTCTATCAAATGTTTTATTACTTGCATAAATATATTTTCCACAAAACTTTCCTAATTTGTCGTAGAGTGTTTTGTCGCCTTTTGCCGGTGAATCAAAAACAACTCGTCCTTTAATAAAACCTTTATTATCTCTTAAATATTGGTCCATTAATTGCCTCCATTACCAATTCCATCTTACAGATACTTCTGGGTCACATTTCATTGGTACATTTACTTCATTGTGAGTTGAGTTTATCATTAACTCACAAAGTCTTGTTTTTACTTTATCTGCGTTTTCTATAGGACATTCACCTATAATTTCATCGTGTACAACAATCTGCATATGATAATCTAAATCGTTTAAAATTTTATCATTATATATGTCTATCATTGCCATTTTCGACAAATCTGCTGCCGAACCCTGTATGCGGCTATTAACGCACTGTCTTTGTGCTTGCGCTATTTTTGAACCGTTATCTTGTATCTGTATGCCTTGAGCTAATGCTTCTTGTTTAACTTTTAAAACCTCTTTACGTCCTTTACACTTAAAAAGTTTCTTTTTAAAATATTCTACAAGTTCATTTGATTCATCTTCGACTTGTATATCGTCAAAAAATGGATTAAAGTTTTTACTCTTAGCAACAGTAGTTTCAAATGTATATCTTGGTAGCATCATATCTCTTACGTGACGTCTTCTACCCCATACAGTAGTTACATAGCCTAATTTTCTTGCCATATCGTCCGTTTCTACAGACCACTTTTTTACTGTCGGAAACGCATTATAAAAACTGTCAATTACATCTTGAGCTTCTTCTACTGAACATTTCATTTGTTCAGAAATACTGTTAGCACCTCTTCCATAGAGGATTCCCAGCAAAACCGCTTTGGTGTTCTTTCTACGCTTTTTTCCATCAGCGTTAGTCGTGCCATCTGGATTATGTTCCAAACAATTTTCGTATGTTGTATGGTACAATTTAGCAGCTACAGTTGAATATAAATCTTTACTTTCTTTATATGAATTTATCATATGTTCATCGTTGCTAAAATGTGCCAAAAGTCTTGGTTCTTGTTGCTATTATTGTTATAAGGCTCGCTACACCTTTCTTCAATTACTTGAAGTGTCGGACTAACTCTTGTCTTTCGACCTCTCTGTTTCGACTTCGCTTGAAATCTACTCTACTCGGTTACTTAGATTTCTCTTACCCTTTCGATAGTCTCTACGGACTAATTTATTATCTATAATAAATTTTGCCACGGGATTGTCCTCTTGGAGTTCCCCGTTTAAGAGAGTTTTACTTCAGCCAACTTTTCTTAAACTGAAGTCACCACCTACAAATGTGTAACCTGGTGAAGCTATAAACATTTCTCGTATTTCTTTTGGGTCAATTTTTGAACCATCTTTTTTCTTAGCTGGGATATTTTGCAGATTGGGCGAATTACTACTAAAACGACCTGTATCAGCACCATATTGATTAAACGATGCGTGTAATCTACCTGTTTTTTCTTTAACTTGTAATGGTATTGCATCTACATAAGTACTTAATAGCTTTAAATATTCTCTATATTCCAGTATACATTTACATACGGGATTATCTATTTTTGATAAAATTTCTTCTCCTGTTCCTCTTGGATTCCTTTCATCTGGTGGTTGTATTTTTAATATATCATAAAACAAAATTGCCAACTGAGTCGGACTTGTTATTGATATTGGGTCTGATAATTTATGTTTTGGATTTGCAAGTTTATAAGATTCTATAAGATTATCATATTTACGCATTTCGTCATAAACTTGTTTTTCCGCTTCTTGCGCTAATTCGTGATATTTAACTGAAATCTGTTTTCCAAAATCTTTATCAATACAAACTCCATAATCTTCCATATCAGCTACACAAGGTAACACTTTCATCTCTATGTTAAGCATTATGTTTTTAGGACCGCTGTTCTCTGGTAGATTAAACCAATCTAATTGATATTCATATAACTTATATGTTTTATAAGAATCCATAGCACCGTAGGTATACATCAAATCAATTGGAATTATTTTATTTTCCAAACCACCAAACAGCTTATCGAAATCGTATTCTTTTTTATCTTTATTTTCAAATACTTTTCCGTATTGATATTTCAAAGCTGCCGATTCCTTTTCGTCCATAAGTTTAGAACCTAACATCGTATCCCAATAACATTTAAGTTTAACACCACAAGTATTTTTAATCACTCTAGTATCAAACTTAGCATTGTGCATTATAAGTGCTGTATTACTTAATTTTTCTAAATACGGTTTTACATCTCGCTCTGTAGGTTGATTTTGTAATCTTTGGTATGTTACATAACTACAATGATTTATTGGAACATAAATTGCTTTTTGTCCTGGTGTATACAATGAAAAACCAAGTAGTTTACAAGTTATCGGGTCTAATGCCCCGTCTTTATCTTCATTTGTACCAAATGTTTCTGTATCTATCACACAAATACCATTTTTTATACAAATGTCTATATATGAATTTAATTCGTCTAAACTTGTTACTAATTGAACTAAATCTTCGTAATGTCCTAAATGTTTACTTACTTCTGCTTTTACAATTGCTATTTTATCAATAATGCTGCCACTTACTTTTTTATCGGTTTGAGTTGGCTTTTTTGTTTTAGCTAAAAGTGACGTATCATCATCTTTTGAACCTATTCCTGGAATTGCAACTTTCAAACGCATAGCTTACCCCAATTAGAACGGGTCACCATCAATTTCCGTATTACCTACATTATTACTTCTACGTCTACCTGTCGGAAAATTATTATTATTTTGTCCAGGTATCGGTCCAGTTGGGGGTGTTTGCTGATTATAACCGTACTGTTGCACATTCTGTTGAGGATAGCTATTAGGTACTTGATTATAATTATTTGTTTGTGGATAACTCTGTTGATAACCTTGTTGATAATTATTCTGTCCGTATTGTGTATTTCTACTCTGTTTATTCTCTACATCGGGAAATTTACTATTCTGTAAGAAATAATTAATTTCGTCTACTGTTTTATTCATTACTATTGTACCCAATGCTTCAGGTATTTCAATACTTTCAAAATCTACTGGTGGAATACTTGCAACTACATTTCTATCCACTATTGGCAAGAAATTATATTTTGTTTGCATATTTCCCTTTTGACCATTACGAACAATAGTGAACGGATAATTTGAAAGTGGACTATATGTAGATACCATTGTTGAAATATCCGACTTAAAATTACTACCTCTTTCCCATAACTTAACTGTTCCTACATATCTTCCGTCAGATGTCTGTTCATATACCATAAGAGGAACATAATACTTAATTGTAACCTTTTGATTCATCCTACAAAGAGGACAAGCATCAACTGGTTCATTATATGACCTACAACAAGAGATTTTTCTGTATTTATCTCCTACTTTAAGGTCATGTATTGCTAAAATCTCTAAATCTGCAATACTGTTTACTAAAAATCTAACGATAGCTTTATCCCCATCGTTTGTAAGTGAGAAGAACTGTGTTCCACTTCCACCTTTTTTTTTTTATTTATAATTTTCTTTAAAATCGACTCTACCCATGCTTTTTTAAATCTCCTTATTTGTTTTTTATGCTTTTTCTGCTTTTACTTGCAGTCGCTATCTATATTATATGCCAATCATCTACAAAAATGATTTAACTTTTAATTTTTTCTTTATTTTTATTTGATTATCTTCTATTCTCTTCTTAGCGATGCCAAAATATTCGGCATCAATTTCTATGCCTATAAAATTTCTATTAAGTTCTTTACAAGCAACTCCACTACTACCAACCCCCATAAACGGGTCTAAAACAACATCGTTTTCATTAGAAGAATTAGCTATTAAAATTTTCATAAGTTCTACGGGTTTTTCACTTGGATGCAACTTATCTTTAACATTTGTCACTTCTAAAACAGAATATGTACCCATATTATTTATATTCTTTGCTTCACCTTTTCGTAGCATTACTATAAATTCACAATTCTTTAAATAATATCTATTTGGACTATGTGCTGTCTTTTTCCAAACAAGAATATTTAATAATTGAAATCCTACTTTTTGACATTCATTCAGTAAGTTATATAAATTTCTATCGTTACACATTATGTAACAATGAGTTCTTTGTTTTAACTTTGCAAAACATATCGGAATCCAATCTGAAAAATTTATATTATTATTCTTAAATACTCTACCGTCTTTCATATTACAAGATTTTTTAATTGTAACGGCATTATTTGTACACCCACCAGCCACAAGTCTATATGGAGGGTCGGTAACAATTAAATCAATACTTTCATCTTTTACATTTTGCAAAATATCAATGCAGTCACCATTTCGCAGGTCAATCATTTATCTATAATGTTCCTTATTTTTAATTTATTATTTACTATAGCCACACTGTTCTCTATTTTTTAAACTATCGGCATTATACAAATTAATCATTTAAAAAATTTCCTATTATGCTTTTAGCAAACATTTGCTTTACATTCGGTCTAATTCTATTGCAAGCAAAGTTATAATAATCTTTATCTAATTCAATACCAATGAAATTACGTTTTAATTTCTTAGCAACCAAGCCAGTTGTTCCACTTCCCATAAAGGGGTCTAAAATTAAATCTCTTTGATAAGAAAACATTTTCATACACCGATATGGCAACTCTTCGGGAAAAGGCACAGGATGATTTATGTCTTTTGAAGTTTCAGCATTAAAAGTCCAATTTGCAATCGTCCAATCAATAAATTCTTCTTTCTTTATGTCGATTAAACTTTTATCACCTTCGTGAACTTTAGTTTTCTTAGCGTACACTAAAATATGCTCTACTGGGTTCATTAAATGTGGTGATGACGGGCTTAACCAACTTCCCCAAGCTGTTCTATTGACAACATTATTTTTATTCCAAATTATGTCACAATAGAAAATATAATCAAGCTCTGAAAATATATTTCCAAAGTCCATTATTGTGGTTCTAGTCATGTGTTGTTCTTTATCTGTTGTATTATTCGGAATATTTAAACAAATTCTTCCACCAACTTTTAACTTATCATAAATTGTTGCAAATACTTCTTTCATCCACTTTAAATAATCTTTATATGCGATATTATCGTCATAAGTATTATAATTTATGCCGACATTATAAGGCGGACTTGTTATACATAAATCAACTGTATTATCTTCAATTGTTTTTAATACGTCTAAACAATCACCGTTTCTTAAATCTATCATTACAATTTACCGAATATGCTTTTTACCTTTAATTTTCTACTATTTACTTTTATTGTTTCATCAATTCGTTCTTTTGCTATTTTATAATATTCTTCTACAAGCTCAATACCAATAAAATTTCTATGTAGAATAGAACACATTTTACCGACAGTTCCGCTACCCATAAATGGGTCAAGCACTATATCATTTTTATTAGTCCAAGATTTTATGTGGTCAGAAGCTAACTGTTCTGGAAATATAGCGGGGTGTTTAAAAGCTATCTTATCAGAAGTACTATTGTATAAACCAACTGTATATTCCCATATATTCTCTCTCGGAACTTCGTCTTTAAAATATTCTAAATAGTTTTCTCTTTCACGAAATTCACCGTCTTTTTCTCTATTAAATTTCTTTCTGTATCGGCAAGTTCTTCTGTCATTAGTATTATTTCGTCTATCAGTTAATAAAATATTCGTTGTTTTAGGTTTACCTTTTGAAAATACAAACATATATTCAAACGATTGTTGATACCGATTACCAGAATTTGGTACTGGATTTACTTTTCTATAAATCATCGTATCGTGAACATTAAAACCAATTTCTTTAAAATATAATGCTTGTTTAAAACTTGTTAAAGTTTCGCTACCATTATAAGTTGCATCTCCAACTACCCAAACAACAACTCCACCTTGTTTAATAACTCTAAACAATTCATTTGCAACAATCTTAAACTTATCAAAAGTAAAATCAAGAGTGTCTTTATAAGTACGCAAATTATCATATGGTGGACTTGTGATTACACAGTCTATACTTTCTGAATCGAATACTTTCATTACATCAACGCAATCACCTAAACGTAAATCTATCATTTTATTTAGAATACAGAATCGCTTTTGTCTGTATAATACTCCCTTCTTGATTTTTCCGTCTTTGCCACTTCTTCATTTGTAGCATCACCTTCTACAGGAACATAAATAAAATTACCTTTATCAATATCCCAAGTATAATTTAATACAGCTCCTACTTTTGCATCTCTATGTTTTCCGATAGTCAATTTAATTCCTGTTTGAGTTCTTTCCAAAAAGTAAATACTTGTAGCATCTTGTCCTACCTTGTCACTACCAGCAATACTTGTTGAATCAGGTCCGTTTTCGTTTTTCTCTCTATTCAACTGTGTTGCCATTAAAATAGGAATTTGTAACTGTACTTGCAGATTTTTTAAGTCAGTAGAAATTTTAGCAAATTTCTCATAGTATTGTCTACTATTTGAACTATCACGCATTAATGAATATTGGTCTATACAAAGCATTTCTATATTATACTTTTCACAAAATGCTCTCATATCTTCAACTGTTGCTAAATTACCGAACTCTTTCGGTGTCACAACATAAACTTCACCAAGTATTGTGTCTTGTATTTTCTTTATATAGTCTACATAAGCTTCAAGTACACTTTGCTCACCGTGAGATAAACAAAAATTAGATATATGACTTACAAGTGTATCGAAACGATAACCAACCTTACTTGGTGTCATTTCACCACTGTACATACCAACTCGCTTACCTACCTTTGCAGCTTGCATAGCATAGTATAACAACCACCACGATTTACCGATATTAGTTCTTGCACTTATTAAAGCGTATTCTTCTTTACTATCCCATCCACCGATGATGTCGTCAAGCTCTTTAAAACCTGTCGGTATGAAATAATCTTTTGTTTTTGACTTAGCTACATATTCGTCAAGTCGTATCTTAGCATCCTTTACAAGTCCTATTGCGTTTAACGACTGACTGACTTGTAATGTCGCTATGCTTGATTTTATGTAGTTTACAGCCTGTTCAGCTCCCTGTTGAACAATTATATCAGCCGAGTCTTGAATAACCTTTCTAGCCTTAATATAAGTCAATTGATTATTAAGTTCTCTTACTAAGTATTCATTAGGTTCAGATACATTTACAAAATTAAAATTAGGAAAATGCTGTAAAACTGTTTCTCTGTCGGGTACGATTTTATATTGTTCGTAATGATTTTTTATAAACTCATATTCCTGTGAGAAATTAGGAAAATGCGATAGATTAATTCCGTTCTTATTTAAGATAGAAAAATCTTTTGTATCTAATACTCTATTTAAAATTTGTACTTCTACAAGTGCCATTATTCTATCCCCCTATGGTCATTTGCGTAGAAAGTTATAATTTTAGAATTATTATAAATTCTTGAATATAATCTATCCCCCATATATTGCTTAAAATCTTCTTCTGTTAAATTTGTCGTAAATATATTTGATTTACCTAAATCTAATCGTCTGTTTATATAAGTGTACAACAAATCTTGTTCATACGCAGTTAAAGTTTTTAAGCCAATATCATCCCACACAATTAAATCACATTTACTAACATTTTCTTTTATAGTGTTTACATAATCGTTATCGGTAGAATTACCAAAAGCCGATTTCATCTCAAATATAAAAGTTGGTACATTTACAAACAATGCTATAGGTTCTAACGGTGCTCTTACCCACATAGAATCTAAATAGCTCATTAATAGCTTTATTGCCCAACTTGTTTTTCCATTACCAGTTGTTTCGGATTCAATAAGTAGATTATTACCTTCCGATATAAAACTTTCAATATTTTCTTTTATGTTTTTTAATTCACAATAACTTTGTAAATCAACACTTGGTGCATTTAATGTAATCGGTTGCTGTTGTTTTTCAGTAAGCAATGAAGAATTTGCAAGACTAAACATCTTTAAATAACGCAAACAAGTTGATTTACAATCGTATGTATTAAATTTTCCACATACAGTACGATACCAACATTTGTTTTTGTTAAATACAAATTCTTTCTTCAAAACTTAACCCCTTTAACAATGCCCACACCTTTTTTGAGCTGTTCTCTTTCATCTTTTTCTTTTTTCCACTTTTGTTTTATTTCTTCATCTGTCATACCTTCACAACCAGGGTGAAGATACCCTTTTGATGATATACTATAATTTTCGTTCTTTCTTGACTTCTTATAATTTTCTATCACCCATTTTAAATTGAAGTAATTTGAACGTATAGCATCATTCATTATAGCTTTAAAAATTTCATCTTGCCTTCCAGTATATGAATTACAAAAATCTATGACAGTTTGTATATTAGTTTTAAAAGTTTCTGTTGGCATAAATTTATCTGCTTCATAAATCCCTCTAATCCAATTATATGCTAAATCTATCTGTTCTTGGTCTTTAAATCCAAATTCTGTTATTAAAATTTTTTGTAAACTTTTAAGTTGATTTGCATACTTCTTTTGTGTCTTTGAAATATATTTGGTCGAATTGTCATTTTTGACCATCGCCCCTATATTTTTAGTTTTTAAAGTTATATTAGTTGTTGGACTCTTAGTAGTGTTATTTATAACAGTCGGGGCTGTATTTAAGGATTTCTTAAATACAGTAGGGGAGGGGGTTTCTATAGAATGGGGAATCTCCGATTCCCCTATAATTTTTTCATTTATGAAAAAATTATTATTTATATTTTTTATATCTTCTATATTTTTATTTGTATTATTTATAATACTATTATTATTTATATTATTAATTATATTATATATATTATTGTTGTACGTTTCGTACATTTTAAAATGCACGTTTTGTACATTTATAAATGTACATTTCGTACAGTTTGATAGGTAATTATAAAATGTACCTTTTGTACATTTTTGGTCATTTTCTTTATAGTACAATACTAGTAAATTTTTATAAGCATCAATGACTTCAAAATAGGAATTTGGTATCAATAATGATTTTACATAATCAACGTCAAAGTATTCATCTTCTACAAAATTGTTTACTTTATCGTCCATTTCTTTAAGAAGTTCTTTCACATATCCATTAAAATTATTCAATATTTTATCCAAAACATCGTTATTTAATTTATAGTATGTTATATGAGCAACTTTATCTGTACCACCACATTTTGTTTCTATGATTTTAAGTTCTTTTAATTTTTGTATAGCATTATCTAATGCTCTTCTTTTTAATGCTGTAAAGAAAGATAAGTCAAAAGAACTTCTATAAAACCATTCGTTATCGGGGTCATCTTCGTTTTCTCTATTTTTAAATTCATTAAATATTGAACACAGCTCACCGACAACTATTGCCTCATTTACACCTATTTTATACGCAAGCTCTTTATTATATATACCGTCATTATTAACTGCTAAAGCTTTTAAAGTTGAATTTTTCATTTATTAATTATCTCCCTTATGAAATTTATAGTGGCAACTTTGACATAGCACGGTCAGCTCGTCAAGATTATTAAACTCATTTCCTAATATACTATAATTAGAATGGTGCACATTTAAGTTTTTTGTACTTCCACACAATTGACATTTCTTTATTTTAGATTTTTTATATTTAGCTGTTATTTTCCACCAGGGTGTTTGTAAATAAGTTTTATAACCTATTTTATTTATGTACCTTTTTAATTCATCTACATCAATGTATTGTTGTATAATTTTTAACTCCTCTAATTCATATTCTAAATCAATATTTTCTGTAATATAGTAATTGGGGTTTAAATATTTTTCTATCAATACATTTTCTATTATACTTTTTTGTACATTCCGTGGTATTTCTTTATCTGATTTTGAGTTATAAATCAATAATTTATTAAAGTTTTCTCCAAAACCAAATAATGTATAAGTCCCATTTTCTTTGAGTAATTTAAATGTTAATAACTTAAACTCAACAAGTTTTTGAAATCTATCACTCAACGCTTGCTTTGATATACATAAAATGGGTAATTCATCTAATACTTTTTTGTATGAAACCCAAACATATTCTGAATTTTCTATTACCATTTTATTTAGTTTTGAATAATTATCAACGAACCACTTTAATATAGCTAAATCAGTAATATCAATTTTTATTAAAGTTTCTTTCTTAGCTCCATTAACAGTTTTTGTTATAGTTTTTTGCAAGCTACAAGCATACATTTGACTAAATCCAAATATTTCTTGCTTCATTTCTTTCACCTAATATATTTTTTATTCAAGTTCAAAATCGTAATGACCACCTTGATAAGTATCATTCAAGTCAATTTCAATTTCTAACCTTCCTATGTTATAGGTTTTAATAATTTCATCTATTATTTTTGGAGTGTTACATTTACTGTTTATGTGAATAAATGCCGTACCTTTATAAATAGCAACTCTTCCTCTTGGATAAAATGTATAATCTTTATCTTTTCCGTATTTATTAGAAAAATTATCTCCCCACAACATTTTATGGGTTATTCTTTTTTGACTTTGATTGAAATTAGTATAATTACCTTCGTAATCACTTTCTAATCTAATTCCGTCAATTTTAAAATTGCCTCTTAAAATGTCTTTAAAAGAATCGCTAATAATCCAAAATGCACCTTGATAATAAGTATCATCTTCTTTTTTAGTTTCATTAAGTTTAGTTACCACGTTGGTATCCTCCTTTTGAGTAATAAAAAAGTTTCACAAAGTGCATTAACGACTACACATTGTGAAACTTTTATTTGTCCGTATTAAGTTGTGAATCTGTATTCGTTCGTTACCAAATACGGACTTTATATAGAATGTAAAGGTTAGCTAGACCTACATTTTCGTTTATAGTATAACATAATTAATTTATTTTGTAAAGTAAATTATGTTATAAAATCAATAATTTTGCAATAATTCTATAAAAGAAGGTTCTTGTAAAATAATTTCTTTTATATGTTGCTTTAATCTGTTAAACTTGTTATTATCACAGTTTAACTTTTTATATGCGTACTTCCTATCATTAAATTTGATTCTTTCATCAAGAATTATTTCAACAAGTTCTCGTTCCTTTCCTGTAAACATAGATAAGATTTCACATCTATTAAAATCATCAAGGGCATCACTTTGAAATATATCTATTAATTCTATACCGTTATTTTTAGTATAAATAGATATTTCATCGTTTACTCCGCTACGCTTTTTGTATGAAAAACGTCTTTTTAACTCTATTTCTTGATTATTTATAGCACTCATATAATAAGTTACAAAACTAGCATTGCTATTTAATTCATATAACATTGCTGATTTATGTAGCAAATACAAACAATCACTTTCAAAATCATCAATACAGTTATTTCTTTTATAAGTCTGTTTAATTGAGGTAAGTCTATACTCCAATTTGTTTGAAATTATTTGATAAAGTGAAGCTAATATATGGTCATCTTGCTTTTCTTTATACTGCTTTAAAAGTGAATCTATACTCATATGAGCATAATCTTCCATTACCATTGATTTAATAAATGCGTTCATTGTTTTTTCTCCCTTATTGCTTTTATGCTTTTTATTTATTTTATTATAGTGTATCACTATAAAATATATTTGTCAAGTGTTTTTTATAAATTTTTGTAATTAGGTTGATTAATTTCATTAAGCCTTATTCTGTAAAGAGGATTGTTAGCGTTCCATAAATAGCACAGTGCTTGATAATTAGTTGTAGTACTGGAATAACCTAAATCTTCATCAACAATCGCATTTAAAAAATTAACTAAGTTTTTTCTTTCTATAGAACTTAATCTTCCTTTGTATATTCCGTGGTCAAAGTATTCTGCCGATAATAATTTTATGCAACCACATTGTCTAGGTTTTTTAGCATTTCTAAAATGAAAATGGGGAACATGTCCTTCAGAACCATATACCATTATTTCTATGTCATCTTCAGTTATACCTATTTTTGCCATTTCTAATAAAGTATGTTTTATAGGTTCTTCTTTGATTAGTTTAATCATTTTTAATTCCTCACATAACAAAAACATTCTAAGCTACTTTGTGGTGCAAGCACATTTCGCTTAGAATGATTGTTGACCATTATTTAAGAATACATAGTACTCAAATATAACTACCTTGCACATAGTTATTTTACGTTATTATTTTCATTAAAAATTATTAAAATTTAATAAAAATATTTGTTAAAATAAATTTATTTTAACTGGGTTAAACGCTAACCCTCTATTAGTTATTTGAAAAAATTCAAAATTATCAGCTTCTTTTTATAAAAAATATTTAAATTTTATCGTTTATAATGAAAAATTTGTTTAATTTACATTATTTAAAAATTTGCTTAATAAAATTTAATTTTTTTTAATATTATTTAATGTTTTGACATATCATATTTATAATATACTATAAAAATTTATAAATGTCAACTAAATATCTAACAAATATTTTACTAAGTCGGCATTTTTTTCTTTGTCTACTTTTCCGTCAATTAAATAATCTGTGACAGTTCCCTTTTTCTCTACAAGTTCTTCAATCTTTTCATCAATGGTATTTTTAGTAACAAGTGTAATTATATTTACAGTTCCTTTTGTACCAATTCTATGTGCTCTATCTTCTGCTTGTAATTTATCTGCTTTAGTCCAAGGGGAGTCTAAGAAAATAACATAAGAAGCTGCTGTAAGCGTTAAACCTGTACCCATAGCACCAATAGTTCCAATACAAATTTTACAAGTAATATCGTTTTGAAATTTTTCTATTTCTAACTCTCTTTGGGAATCTTTCACTTGCCCTGTTATATAAGCTGAATTATATAATTGTCTTGTTTTGTCTAAAACAATATCCGTAATTGAAGTCCAATTAGATATTACAAGTGCTTTATTTCCGCTTTCTGTTATATCTTCTAATAGTTCAAGTAAACGGTCTATTTTAGCTGATTCTTTTATTTCTGTACTTAAAATTCCAGTATATCCTGTTGCTTGTCTTAGTCTTATTAATTGTCCTAATGGGTCACTACTGATTTTAACTCTGTCTATATTTTGTATTAAATCTTGTCTAACTTCGTCATAAATTTTCTTCTGTCTTGTTGACATTTCAACATATTCTGTTGAATACATTTTAGGTGGCAAGTCAAGTACATCACCTTTCATTCTTCTCAACATATGATTTTCAACCGACTGACGAAGTACTGATAAATTTTTATAACCTGTAACAACATATTTAGAAAAATCAGAATAAATGCTAAAATACTCTTTAAATTTTGTATAACTGCAATGTTCAACACCGATTAAATTTAAGGGTACATACGCATTTTCAGGTTTGTTCATTATTAATGTACCAGATAGTGGTAGTATATATTCACAATTCTTTAATGCTAATAAACCTTCAGATTGAGAGCTTGTTGGCTGTCGAAGTCGATGGATTTCGTCTACCACTAACATATCAATTTTGTTTGGTCCGTGTAATAATGCGTTCACAAAATCTTTATCTCTTAGTGTTTCTACGTTAGTTATCAAAAAATAATCGTCTGTAGGCTTTAAAATATCGTCTACACGGTCTTTTACCGAGCCAACGGATAATTTATCGTCCCGTGTCTTTTTTGAGCCTATGACGTGAAAATTTAAGTTTGAGTGCTTTTTTATTTCGCTTGCCCAGTTCCATTTTAAAGTATTAACGCAACACACTATCAAACAATGCTGATAATTATGTAAAATTTTATTAAGAACAGCAATTGAAATTGTTTGTAAAGACTTTCCTAAGCCCTGGTCGTCTGCCAAGAAAAACTTTTTATTATTAAGTCCATGTGTAACACCCTCAATTTGATATTGAAATAATTTAGACTTTATGTACGGTTTTAATAATTCTTCTGCATCTTCATTAGAAACAATATTTTTATGAGTATGGTCAAGTAATTTAATTTGTAATTCGTCTGAAAAATTATCAATTATATTTGTTAATTCTGTTATAGGAGTTTCCCATATCTTTTCTTGTTTATGATAAAAATTAATTTTATTTTTTCTTAAAAAGTTTACAAGTTGCTCATTATAATTAGAATGAATAAATAATGAATATTCCCCAGGTACTTTTTTACTAATGTTTTCTTCAAGTAAAATCAATCAATTACCTCGTCATCTAACATAATTATGGTTTCGTTTTTTACTATTGTATTTTCTGCTTTTTTAATATTATATTTTATTTGTGCCGTTATTAGAAATTTATTGCCACAATCTTCACAAATAAATTCTTCTTTCATATTTCCCTTAGATAACTCTCGCATTATAAATACTTCCTCTAAAGTATAATACATTCCACAATAAGGACAAATAATATCATCTGTTAATTTTAAACCCATCGTTCGTCTTTCCTTGTGTATAGTATAACACTATAAAAAATAAAAGTCAACTAAAATTGCTGACTTTTATTAATTTTATTCAATTTTTATTAATTTTAAGTTTTGATTGTTTAGTTTTTGATGTTACTGGAGTACCAGACTCATCTTCGTATCTACCGTCATCTATTGTGTAATTATTTAAATAAACATCTAACGAAGTTATATTACCGTCATCTTCTGTTACTTGTACTTTGTTAACAAAATATTTAAGAGTAGATTGTACTGGAGTTACCCAGTTATCATCTTTAAGTTCCAGTATTTTTAAATAACCTAATACGTTACTTTTTGTCGGTGTGTTATATAATAATTCGCATCCTTTAAAATAATATGTATTATCACTTGCTATAGATTCTGAATTTATTAATTGTGTATCATGATTAAAAACGGAATCCTTTTGACTATTATGATATATTACTATATATATAGACGTTGCGCTACCCAATTCAGATAACTTTATTTCATTCATTATTTTTAAAAAATAACCTTTTATTAGACACTCCCCCTCTATTATATTAGTTTTGTTAGTGTCCATTTTAAAATCTTGTATAATAAAGTTTTTATCTGTGTTGTTCTGTATAATATTAGAAATATTTACTTCCGAATTTAATGAACTATATCTTTTCCAATAATTTGAATCATTGTCTAATTTTACTCTATTACATATTGGATAAATATAGATACTATCGCTTTCTACGTTAGCCATATTTTTACCTCCAAATTAGTTTTTATGGTAGTTCCTGTGTATCTTCTGTTTGTGTGCTTTCTTTTTTATCTACTCTTTCGTCTTTACCTACTTTTGTAATATATGTATTGATAAATTTACCGCTATCTTCTGTTTGTACATACCAGTAACCATCATCCCCAAGTTTTATTTTTATATCGGTATTTATCCCCGTATCAATTACACCGATATACAATTTACCGTCATCACCAATTGTGGGTGTTACAATTTCTTCCTCTTCTGTATTTTGAAATCTAAGCTCAATTTGAAATTGAACTACATCTTGTGGACCAAATGTTAAGTTTTCTTCTAGCTTAAAATATACTAAAAGGTCGTTAAGTGTAGACCCACATTTAGAGCCACTAAATATACCTACACGATTTATAGATTTGTTATTAGACGGTAACGCAGAATACGGAACATAACTAAATAATTTAATATAAGCATAATCTGAATTTGAATCCGCTTCGTAGCTTTCCACAAAAACTGTAAATCTATTACCTACATTAAATTCTGAACTCATATTTCCTGCATATAATTGTGTAACTTCTTCTTCCGAAGTATTGCTTCCTGTGTAATTACCTATTCCTAAATACAATGGCATATAGTCTTTATAAGAATTTGTAGCATCTACGTCTGCTCCAAATGTACCTGCTAAAAACAACACAATACCTTGTAAAAATTTACTAGATACATCACCATATGTAGATACAGTTGCATTGTCTTGTATAGTAATTAATTCGGCACTAGCATCTGAAGTAGCGGTATTATCACTCATTATTACTCTCCTCTTTATCGTTATTTTTTAATTCAACGTGTTGTATATATTGTCCTGTTGTATGTGAAGTAGATACTAACTTTTTGTTCTTATCATATACGCCACTAGCATAAAGCATTTTATTATCATTAAATGTAACAATGTTTTGTTGTGCATACAAATTAACTGTTGCAGAATAATCTTGCTGACTTGTAATGTCTACACTACCAATTATAAAACCTACAGGTCTTACAAGGTTTAATACAAAGTATAAAAATTTTTTATCATATATCTCTGTCTTAATATTTAAACTAATTATGTTATCTTCTATTTGTATAGTATAAGAAGCATTTGTACCCAACGCAATTCTTGTAGCATATTTAAATCCAGATTCCGTTCCTTTATATAGCATCAAATCTTTATAGCTGTACAATAAAGTTCTTAATTGGTCTGTAGATAACCAATTCGGAAAACTTGTTTGATACATATGTTTTAAATATATCAAAAATGTATCGCGACAAGTTTTTGGATTTCTCATTTTACATAATTCTTTTATATTATAATCAGCACCATTATAAATAATTTCCAACATTTTAGTATATATTCTAAAATCGTAAGAATTATCATAATATATTTGAGGTACAGTTTTTTCCGCTTTAAACATTATTATCCCTCTATGCAATAACTAATTACGCTTATATCTGAAACAAAGTCATCATCTGTATTATTTGTTACACCATTTTTTATATCTTCTGCTGTGGGTGACATTTGACATATAACATATTTATTATATGGGTGGTCTAAGTTGAAAATATCTTCTACATCAACATAGTCGGTTTCATCTATTTCGTAAAAGAAATTATAATTTTGTTTTGTAAGATAATTTTTTATGCTGTTGCTATTATCAGTAATAGTTTCCTCTATAAGTTTAACTATATTGTTACATTTAATAGATACTGATTCATCAGTATCTATGGTATTAAGTGAATACGTTATTGTTAATAAACCAGTATCAGCAGTATAATCTATAGCTTCGAAGTATATCTTTGTTTCCGATTTGCTTAATGATATATCATTTTCTACTCCGTTAATGTTTATAGTGAGAGTAATCTTGTCAGTTGTTTGAAGGTTTGTCGTTACAGTAAATTTAAATAAATATTTAAAGTCCTTATTTAAATGTGAATTTGTTGATTCCCTTGTTATTTCTGTTGTCGTACTAGTTAATATAGCATCTAAATTAGTTGTAGTACTATTATCGGAACTAACCATTTCCGCAATATATATACTGTCTGTAAAAGTTTGTTTTAAACCACCTTCTACTATTAGTTGTTCACTAAATTGTAAATATGCTTTACCACTAATTTGTTCCTTATCATTTATAGTTATTATTACATTATCAGGTATTGTAATTGTACCATTTATATAAGATAAATTATAGAAAGGTATTACTAAATATGGTTTTCCGTATTCAGATTTTATATATTTGGTATTTCCAATGGCTATACTAGACGTTGTAGTAGTTTTATTGTCGTTGTCTGTTGTATCAGTAGTTATATTTGTATATTTGGGTGACGTAGTAGAACAACCACTCAAATCAGTTCCAGTTATTGTTGTTCCACCTGGAATAGAAGTTATAGAGGTATTAATTATCTCCAAACTAGTAGTAGCACTTAATGTATTGTATGTTGTCGATGTTACCGCAGTATTGATAGATGTTATTGTTAAAGTAAGTTCCTTATTATTGTTATTATAAATAACTGTCCCTTCACCAAAGGCTATTGTTTCTGTACCTACTTTATATAAGAGTGTTTCGCCTGGTTTTAATATATATTTAGCATCTTTATATAAAGTTAATACTGTCCCATTCTCGTCTATTACACAACGATAATCACCTAAAACATTATTGTTACTATTTAACTCACCTTCCCACGTATGCTGTGTTTCTCCGTCAATAATTGTAATAGTGTGCTCACCATTTAAATTCTTATAAAGATTACCATACGATTTTAAAACATACTGACCACCACCAGGTAATGTTTGCTTACTTAACTTATAAATACTAACAGTATCATTTGTGTCCGTTTTAAATGCCTTAATGGTGTCTCCTGTTGAAGAATCTTTTACGTCCGTTTTTTGCATAGCATAGGTCGAAATTAAACACAATTCATAACTAGAATCTTCTTCAGCAGGTGTAACTGTTAAAATATTGTTAGAATACGATTCGTCTGTTAATGGATAACATTTACCAGCTTCTATTGTTTCTATTGCATCTAAACCTTTTATAGTTATATTAGCCCCATAGTCTGTTGTTTTTTCAAATAAAGATGTTACTAATGCTACGGACTCACTACTATCTAACTTTACAGAATTACCAGTAGGTAGCGTATCTTCAGTAAGTATATTACTTACGGTATGTATTGTTTTTGTATTTTCGGGTGAAAATTCTATATTTTTAAATGTATAATAATTACTTTTTCCAGATAAAATTAAGTTACCTAAAATATTTGTATCTATTGAATTAATTTTACTGTACAATATTTTGTCGTCACCTATCGGTTTTAATATAGGGACATTACTTTCCATTTTATATACCCTATATTTATACTCAAAAGGTTTTAATCCTATAACATTTATTCTATCGTCACAATTTTGTACAGTTGAAATAAAATCAGTATAATTAATTTCTTCCCCGAAATTTATTTTGGAAGATGTATAATAATTTTGAATAGTTTCTTTTACAATTTGTTCCAAATTACTTGCTTCCGCCTTTGTGATTTTATCTTTTGTTATGATTGAACAATCTAATTTAAATAACGCAACAATTAAATATAAATCACCTTCATTTGGACTAACTAAATTTAGGTTAACCATTTTATTATCTTTTATTTTATTTTTTATAGAAGTTAGAATATTTGTACCTCCGTATGTAATACTGGGTACAAAATTCGTATAATAATCATTAGCTTCGTAAGGTAATATACGAACAGTTAAATCATATGGAGAATCTGATTCTAAAAATGAAGTATATTCATATTTGCTAACATCTTCTTCTAGTGTATAAACATACGAACCTCTATTTATGTCGTCTACATTATCCAAAACAATGCAATTCGACAATATAGGTATGTTTAAGGAATCTACCATTTGTCTAATTGCTTTATAAAAATCTGTAGAAGTTATCAATGTATTTGTTGTTGGTATAGTTAATTTATAATTATAATAAGCATCTGAAATAGATTCAGGGTCTGACCCTCCAGATATTTTACTTGTATTTCTTACCGCTATATAGTCACTTGCATCAGTACTATCATCATTCGTAAACGTTATTGAATCTACAATTTGAGTAACAGTTTTTGCCGAGGCATTACCAGATTCCCCGTCAGATACTATATATTTAATTGTAATTTCACTTGTAATATTATCTAAGCAAGAACCGAATACAATATAACTACTATTATTTGCTTCGTCTATGTGTAACTCATATACATAGTCACTAGAACTATATAAATCAACATTGTTAACCTTAGTAAAGTTATTATATGAACTTGATATAGACGAAACAAATATTCCGTTTTCCGCTACATTTAAATGGTCTAAATATACTGTATTATCTTCTATATCGTATACACTAAGGTTTTTTTGTTCGTACATTTTTCCTTGTATTACAGCAAAAGTATAATCCTCAGAAGTACCCGTTTGACAAGTAATAGTATTACCTTGGTTATAAACATTTAGCGATGAAACTAAACTTGCTGGCAATACGACATAATTTAATGAGCCGTCATCGTTACTTAAATTCATAAATGGTTCTATTACTATTTTTTTATAGTTTCCGTCACTATCTATGGCATTTTGAGTAATATAAAAAGTAACTGTACCAACTGCAGACTTATACCACGACATTCTATAATTAAGAGAGTCATACAATTGTACAGCATTGTCTCTTTGTGTAACAGAATTTGGAAATAATTCCAAATTAGTTTTATCCATTAAATAACAAAGTTTATCAACTATAACGGCATCTAATTTTGTTAATACCATTCCTGGGTCAAACTCATTTGTTGTATCCCATTTATCTGTTAATGTCGGAATCAACTCCAACAATTCGTTATAGCAACTAGTAAAATCTTTTTTAGTATAACTTTTATTATCCATTTTCTTATCCTACGGAAGATTCAGCTTGTATTAGTTGAATATTAAATAAATCATTTTTACCATCTTTATTATATACAAAATTTATAACTATGTCTACTTTATTATTTTCACTTACAATTTTTATATCTTTTCTCGTTACAGTTATTTCAGACATAAATAAATTTATGCTTTCATAAATTTCGTCTATTATTAAATCTTGTGTTATTCGGTCATTTTGGTCAAAGAATATTTTTACTAAATCTGTGCCAAAATACGGGTCACCTAATAGTTCACCTTTATGTGTTTGTAATAATAATTTTAAATTTTGTAATATGAGTTCTTTTTCTGTTTTTGTTGTATTAAAAACACCAGAGTCGTTAAACATTTTTAAGTCAAAAGATTTACTCATTTGCTCCCTCCGTAAATAAATGCCCTAATATTACTGGGTTTGTTAAACGTTCATCCTCAAAATAAACGAATACAACGTCACCCGCATTATAAGGGCTTTTTATATCTTTACTACTAACACATACAGAAGCATAGGGTAAATCCGAATCAGGTGTATGTTCAGAATATGTTGATAGTCCGTGATAAATAGGAATACGAACTTTATATAGATTTTGTTTTCTTTCTACAATAATTCCTTTTGTTAAAAACATTAAAGTTCCTCTCCCGATACTCTCATTAGTGTTAATGTTGTCTTATATCCACTTGAAGATATTGAATCTGTCTGACCTGTAATTACAAACAAACCACTATAAAAACTTTTTTGACCGTAAAAATAAACATTAACGTTAAGTTTATCTATTAAATAAACGTTTTTTAATAAACCTCGAAGTTCCAAAGTTGCCGTATATGGATAACTCGTCATTTGAGTCCACCAAGTTTTAGTAGCCTCTGTTGTGGGTAAGTTACTTGCCCTTGTAATTTCCATTTCTTGCGATACTACCTTACCAGTATTATCTATTGTATATACGTTATTATTAATTTTTATATCGGAATTGTAGTCATATAAAATAGAATAAGATTCGTCTAAGTTTGGAGTAAAACGAATTACATTACCTTGTGTTGGATAACCTATATCTACTGTTGGATATAAATTGGCATTTGTATTAAGTGGAGAATTTTTTGTAATTCTCGATACTTTTATATATGCACCACCAATATTACTATCTACATTATCAAATACGGCAAATTTATATATGCTTTTTTTACTGGTTGAACTTTCTTGGTTATAACGCATATAGCTAACCAATGTATTAATGTATGATAATACAGTTTCGTTACGTGCTGGAACAGATACGACAGCATCATCGGAATCTATAAATTTATTTAATGCCGTTTTACTATCCATACCTGGAAATAATGTAAGTAGACCATACTTATCAGAAGAAAATAGTTGTTTTATTTTATTACTAGGTTTATCTTTAAATGCTGTAAACGTATATGAGGTTTGTGATTGACTGTAACTTGCAGATACAGCTGTTATTGTGTAACTTATTTGGCTAGAGGTTATATCAAAAGAGGGTACTATTTTTGATATAATAGCCTCCTCTTCTTTATACATAAATTGTTGAGTATTAGAATCACCGTAGCTAAATTTAATTTTTCTTCCTTCTGATTTAGCTTTTGAAAATATTTTTTCTAATAAATTTGGGTCAGAATTTTGTGTAATTGCGTAAACTAATTGTAATGTATAAACATTTGCCATAGCATTTGCATATTTAACTACAGTTAACGATTGAACAAAATTTGGATAGTTAACAAATTTTGTATTATTTGTACTTGTTTTTGTGTATTTCCCCAAAGTCACTCCACCTATCGTAACCCAAATAAAAGGTGCCTCTACATATGAAGTTGTTGAAAATAAACTACTTGATGTTTCTGTACTCATTATTAAAACTCCACGGAAGCAATTTGTGGTATTTTTAAATCTATATTTGACTCTAATTCTACAACATCGTCTAAAATGTTATTAACGTCCGCTATTATCCACCAAAACGTAGGTGAACCATAAAATTTGAGAGCTAACGAATCTAACGTATCACCATTTTTTGTTGTATAACTTACTGTTGTATCTTCATCAAATTTTAAATTACGCCAAGTACCATTAAAATATTTTTTATCAATTTTGTGATAGTAAGTTACGCTATCCGAATATCTGCTAAAGTATGAATATTTTAAAGTACCATATTCTGTTAATACGTTCATTTTTTATAACCCTAATTTACTGGATACTCCTCGATATTTTCCAAGTGTTTTTGCTAATTCAGCATCATAAGCATCATACTCTTGTATGGATAAACTAATATCGCATTGTAAATAATGCTCATTACGAATCGGTCCGTAAAATGTATGACTTGTTTGAGTGCAAACACCTTTTATATAAATATCCTTACCTATTCTAACAGATATTATAGGTGGGTTTACAGCTTTTGTGGCATCTGTATATTTGGGTAAAACACTGGCTTCTGTTATATTTATTAACTCATTAATAGTTTCTTCGGCATCAATTGTTTTACCCAAAAAAGTTTTATTTGTTATATTTACATCATTTAACATATCTCTGTGAAGTTTCATTGTAAAACTAACAACACGTGGACCGCTTCCGCCGTATGTAAATATGGGGGCACTTCTACCTAATATGTTTGTTTGTGAAAAAGATGCTGACATTGTGTCTGTAACATCTTCTGGGTATTGTGGTAATATAATACCCTCTCCCAAATGATGAAAATATATATAATTTTCAATTAATTTAAGCATTGTCAGTAACCTAAAATATCTTTATGATTATAGTGATTTATGTATCCTAAATTGAAATCAATATCATTTCTTCTATTATAAGCATATATAAATTCTTTTAAATCGTTGTCGTAAATAGAATTTGATTTCAAATCTAATTTCTTATATTCGTTTAAATAAAAACGTCCAATAGAATATTTATCGCTAAGTCTGGTTTTTAAAGTTGTTTTGGCATTTTGAATAACATTAGCTTTTGTTAGCGGATATATTGCTGTTCCTAGTAAATATTCAAATATAGAAGAATGTACCAAAGACGTTTGTTTATATGCGCTTGCCATAAATTCTTCAATAGGTATATTGTAATAATCTACATAATCTTTAATTTGTTTTGTATCGTTAGTAAATGTACCAAATATTGCTATAAATGTACAAGATGTAGGAACTTGTACAACAATATGCCAATTTTTATACTCTTTAGAATTTGGTATATTTATAATTTTAGGTGTGTATATTTGATTTTTATATATTTTACCTAAACTTACATATATATCGATAGAATTGTTTTTTATTTTCGCTAAACCTATTTTAATAGGAACACTACTATTATTACAATACACATATAAAGTATCAATTAAACTACTTTGAAATTTATTTACTTTTTCTGAATTTTTTTCAATATCTGCTGGAATATGCTTAGTGATAAAATAATTAAATCCTAAGTCATATAAAGTTATATTTTGTAAACCGTCATAAGTTTTCACTTCGTCACTATCTGAAATATATTTAAAAGGTAATGTTTTAAACGTCATTAAATTAATAAAAGGAGTTAAGTCCACACCACTTTCACTCCTCAAGTCTACTATATATTGAATAAATTTTTGATGTGTTTCATAATCGTAGTTATTGGTACGTGAAAGGAATTTATATTTATTAAATAATAAATATTTAATATAATCTAATGTAATTCCTGTACTATTATAGTTTAAGTTAAGCATCAGTTCTTATCCAGTCCTTCAAAAACTAAAGAGTGTGAAGATGAAACATCCATTTTTGTTGATATGTTGTGTACATCTTCGTGTATGTATTTTAATAAATTATCATTACGTTCATAATCTTCTACAACAGCATTTGATTGTGTATCCCAATAACTAAGACCCAAGGATTTTGTTAATGCCGATAATATCATTTTTATATTTTGTAATTCTAATACTGTATTATAAGTATTAAGTTGCATATCATTCAATACTGTATCGGAATCTTCTGTTTTGGAAGTATCTATTAACGTTGATAATATTGATTTTATATTCTGTAACTCTGTAATTGTATTATCACTATTTAATTGAGGTTGCGTTAATACCTCATCAGTATCTTCGTTTGTTTCAATAACGATAGTTTGTGTCCTTAATTGTGCCGATAATAATGTTTCTATATTTTGTAGTTCTTCTACAGCATTGTATGTATTAGATTCAATATTGTTTAATGTTTCAGTTGTATCTTCTGTTTCAGTAGCACCTGTTATAGTTTCCACTTCACTAGATGTTGAAGCAATAGATTGTGTTAATAAATCACTGCTTGTTTGTGAACCTACATATGTTACTACGTTGGTAGATTTACTTACACCTGTTGAATCTGTTACACCTGTTATATAACCTCCACCAGATTGATATAATGTAGTATTATATCCAACATTGTTAGCATTGCTAAGTCCACTAATAATATCTCCCACACTAGAAATAAGACCCATTCCAACTATGGCACTTTTAGCAATATTTGTTAAATTTATAGAACCTAAACCAAATACATTTACATCTACATCACCAATAGCATCTAATACTTTGTATGTTATATACTGTGAACCACCAGCAGTTGTAATTAAATTTTGAGCTATACTTCCCATTACATTATCATATAAGTTATCTAACTTCTTGGAAAGTACAGTTCTATCCCCAACTTGTGATATTTCATAAGCAGCTTTCTCTAACATTTGACCGTATGTAAGAGAAGTGCCAAATATATTAGCTAACTCTGATTGAGATAGCGATGATAATGCTTGTATATCCGTTGTATTTAAGCCGTACAAGCTTGCTAATTGTTTCTTTGATACATTGTCTGTTGTTTTATTAATGTCCTGTACAATCTCATATATGCCGTATAATAAGCTATTAATACTACTCTCGTCAAGACCGTCTAATAATAATTGACCATAACTAAGTCCAACTCTATCTGCAGCAGAAGCAAATAATGCGGACATTTGTGTATTAGAACTTAATGACGATACATCGCCTGAACCTAATTGTCCGATAGCTGTTGCTATGGATGAAATAGTTGAAGTGGAAGCACCTACACTATAAAATGCACCTAACCATTTTTGAACGTTAAATTCAAAAGCGGCACCAACTTCTTGCCCCATCAATGCTGTAGCATCTAATATGGAAGCAGATACGCTATCTCGCATATTTTCAAGATAGCTAGAATCAAAAAATGCACTATTAAAATATTCTTGTAGAGCAGATTCCATACCTAAATATGCGGTTGAAGAATCTGCCCTGTTTAAACGGTTTAATTGTAATAAAGTATTGTCCAACATATCGAACGATTCTACAATTCTGTCTTGTACAGACATTAAAAATGCCCTTTGTTCGACATTCTGGGTAATACCAGCACTAACTAATTTGTTTAAATTTTCGAGTACAGTTTTTACAGTAGTTATAGAAGAAGTGCCGACACCCTTCTTTACAGATTCGGATATTTCGGTAAAAGTTTTACCCGTACCTATTAAGTGCGATGTTATTGTGGAAGCATATTCTTCATAAAAATCAAAATATTCAGATATACCAGCAGAAGTAAAACTATCTATAACGGAAGCTACTTTGTCAGCAGCAGTAGCAATACCTGCGGCAATTTTTTCTCCAGCCTTAACAGAGGAATCTTCTAAGCTTTGACTAACTTCTACTCCAAATTCTTTACCGGCTTCTATTAGTTGTTTCTTATTTAAGTTTGCAATTTCTTTTCCGTATTTGGCTTGTATTTGGTAACGATATTTTTCAAGTTGAGCAATTAGTTTTTTCTCTTCCGCATCATTTTGTTTTTTAACTTCTGCTTTGCCTTCTTTTTTTACGTCTCTTTTGGAGGAAGTTTTACGTGGTTTTCTATCATCCGTTGCCATTTACTTTTCCTCCTTGTTGCTTTTTAAGCTTTTCGTTAAATTCTTTTAATTCTTGTGCTTCTTTCTGTAAATATTGTACTAACCTCTTTCTTTCTGGTACACTTATTTGCCCAGCTTCTTGGAAAGAGGTATGTAAATTTTTCGATATATAAAATTGTTCTCTAACTATATTTTCAAATTTTATAGGAGCTGCTAAAACTTTTTCTCCGTCCTTGTTAAAGATATTGAGGGTCAAAGAAGTCCCTATTTATTGGCATTGGAAATGTAAATACTTTATTACATTTATCACATAAGTGAGGTACTTTATTTAAAATTAAACCCCAAGAATTTAAGTTTCTAATATTGTTTTCCAATACTTTTAAATCTTTCATTGGTAACTCATTTAAAAATTGAGTTACAATACTTTCTACTTGAGGTTGACCGTTTATGGATTGTATTCTAACTTGTAAGTTATAAATATATTTCGGGTCACCAATATTCTTTCCGTTACTTCTTGCTAAAGCTTCACCAGCTTTCACATTTATCCAGTCTATATCTCTAGCTGTAACTAGTTTTAGTTGTACACGAGTTTTAGTTACAGGTAATTCTACGTTAAATTTATCCTCTAATTTAGCTTCGTCCCAGTCCACTATTTCCAGTTTTTCTAAATCCATAGTGAAAGAATTTCTAGCTCCACAATGAGGACAAATAATTTCAACTGGATAATCTGTGCCATAAGTAACAGCTCTAAGCATATACTCCAAATAAACAAAATCTTCTAGGCATAAATCATAAGAATCAAAATTTTTAGGTTTATCTATTATACAATCATTTATAATAGATGCCATTATTTTTGTTCCATTAGACGAATTACTTAATCGTCTTTTTTCTTCATTACCTGTCATTGACCTTAATGTGATATGTGGGTCTATGCCATTAAATTTACCTAAAGAAGGTAAAGTAAAAGATTCTGTAATTGTAGCAAAATCAAACATTTCTAAAGTCTCCTAGTCTTAATAAAATTATTATTTTAATGTTACGTTTATATCCAAAGGCAAGAAATAATCGTACTGTAATGTACAATCCATAGTTTTTCCACCTTCGGCTGTGTTATCGTCATCTGTAAAAGTTAAATTACTGGGCCAGCAACCATATATTACAATTGTACTTACAAGTTCACTATAATCTGGCGTATATTCCATTAAATAAGCTGTTTTCTTATATTTCTTTGCTAAACCTACCTCTTGATTATGAGGGTCATAACAAAGATGTTGCCAAGCTTGTAATATATATTTAGCATTTCTTCCTATATATTCATCACAAGTCATTGTTTTTGTACCATAAGTAGGTTTACCAACATACTTTACAGAGTTATTACCGTGCTGTTGGGTAATTACGCCTAATTCCAAATTAGGTACAGTATCTTTTCTTACAGATACACGAAGTATTTCGGAAGCTAAACTAGCATCTATGTAAGTAACATCCTCACCTTGAGGGTCTTGATTTGGCATAACTAATTCGTTTTTGCCAAAAACAACTTGTAACTCAAAGTTATTTTGTCTTTGAAGTTCATACAAATCTGGATTGTTTGCTATATGGTATGTTCCTTTTAAAGGATTAGGAATAGACATTATTTTTTATCTCCTTATTACTCGTTTTCTGATTCAGTTACGTCCGCATCTACAGGATTAACTGTTATATCAAATTTTTCTACAGAACCATAAGGTGCTATAGTAATTACAGGTTTAATTACATTGGTTTGTGTTGAATCTGTTTTACTAATTTTATAATACTGTATACCACGTGTTTGTTTCATTTGTTCCAAAATAGCTGTAACCTGTGCCCTAAAACTATTAAACAACACAATGTCATTGGAATCAAACATTAAACCTACACATATATAACGAAGTTGCTTTTTTAAATAGTTAAGCATTAATCTTACGTTCAAATAATTTATACAAGTTTTTCCAGAAGGTGATACAGGTGCCAATGTGTTATTGCCCATAATGCAATTACCATAACCTGTTATATTAACAATTGGATTCAAACATAACGTAGCTTCTTTAAAGTCTGTATTGTTATCACCAACCCACTCTTCCATTTCAAAACTTGATATAGAAACTAAAGGTGTACCACTCTGTACTTGTCCTCTTGTAACACCTGCTACGGTACTCCATACAGGGTTTTGAGATTGTGTAGATGACCTAGTAACTAACCACATATAAGAACCTGGAACAGTATATTTATTTGTTCCGTCAGAAACTTCAAAACAACCACCTACATAAGCACCGTATCTACCGTTGGCATCTGTAACACTACCTTTAAAATTATCTCTTATGTAGTTCTTTATTTCTTCCGCATTTAAAAGCGCACCAGTTTTATCATAAACTAAACTGTTACCTTCCGTATCTTTATTATCGTCTAGAAATGCTAAACAATCACTTCTATTTTGCGCAATAGATAACAACTGTGTAAAATAATTATCGCATAGTATATAATTTATAGAATATAAGTTTTTATCTTCTAAAGCTTTAAATAAAGTTGACGTTATATCCGTTACTTCTGTATCTGTCTTAACAATTAACGATACTACATATACATTATAACCATATGTATTCGCTAATTGTTCTATCATATATTTTTTAGTAGCAATACTAAATGCCGAGAAACTTTCTAATTCTGCACAGCCATCGGGGGTTTTAATAGCATTGGCATCATACTTTGTAGCCTTAATAGTTGTAATTTCAATGTGGTTAGTATCATCTACATTTGTACTTTCATAAGGTAAAATAACTACAACACCTTGTGTTTCATCAAATTCGGCAGTCGTTGCTTCTGGTGTAGTTTCTGTAATATTTATTTGAGGCACGTTTATTTATCTCCTTATTCTTTTTCAATTATGTTAGTTTCTGTATCGACTAAATATATATCAGCGTTACAGCAATTAATTGTGGCATTTTCTTTTGCAGATACACTCCATAAATAGGCATCATTAACATATAAGTCTAATGTTTGTCTGAAATATTGTCCTTTATTTGGGTGTTCTACAACGTCAGAATTATCTGCTACTTCGTCTCCTAAAGACAGATTAAAGTTATGTGTTAAATGTATGTCTCTACTATAAGGTATATCCAAAGTTATTTTTGGTACATTTATAATTTTAAATACAAATTCTCTTACCATATTATCACATTGTACCATAGTTTCTGCGTATAGGTCTAATTGATAATGTAATACAATTGGAATACAATTTAATTTAATTGTAGTAGTTTCACTAGTATATACTTTAAAACCGTCAAAAGTCTTTGGTGATTTAGTTGTTTGTTTTAAAGTATATGGCAGTCTTGTTAATGAAACGCACGGTAATTTAAAATCATCGTTATTTTCATCAGCATATTGTCTAAATGCCACTTCTGGAGGCATAATCTTTACTTTGTTATTCGTCCAATGTTCTATTGTTTCAACAATGGCATTATCGTATAAATACATTAATTATCCTCTAACCAATCTTCATAATAATTATAAATGTTTTTCTCTATATTATCAAATACTTTTCTAAATAATGTCATTTGTGAAAGTTT